GAGTTGCTACGGTCCGGCAAGGGCACCATCAGATTTTAAAAAGAGTGGGTGGGTGAGTAGGTGGGTGGGTGAGCCCTGCCTCGAGGGGTGGGTGGGTGAGTCCCCAAGTGAAAAAGCAGGGCGAGGTGCCCTTTGCTGCAGAGCTCAGATGAGCCTCTTGCGGCGTGGCGCCTTTTTCTTCTTGGTAGACGAGTCGTCACCTGTGAATGGGATCTCTGTCACGACGAAGTCTCCAGTGACAGTACCACCGGGGACAGCACGGCTGCCGAACGAGACGTAGGTACCGTTCACGTTGGTGGTAAGGATCTCTACTGCGAACTGGTACATGGAGTACTGTGCGCTCGATCCACCGGCGGGTGCCTGGATGAAGTCGGTAGCACCGATCGACCACATGTCGAGGAGCGCACAAGCGTTGCAGATGACCTGGATCTCACCGATCGTGGCCGACGAGGAGCCGGCGAAGTATAGCGTACACAGGAAGCGCTTCCCCAGAAGCTCATTGTCGTCGTTGGGGAACACATATTTGTTCTGCTCAACAATGACTCCACCTAGCGTACTGTTCGCGAGGGTGTTGGGGTTGGCAAGCCATGTAGCTGCCGCTACTGTCGTCAAGGCGAAGTGGTCGGCTAGTACCTCCACTGGCTCGATCAGCTGTGTCTTCATGAGGAAGACCTCATAGGTGCACCACAGCTCCCCGAGCACTCCACCGTCTACCTGCTGTCCCTCGGTGGCCAGGTAGAAGTTTCCGATGTTGTTGAGACGTTCGTCTCCGTGTGCTTCCTCACCGTCACTGATGTACATCTCAGTGACTGGCGTGAGTGATTTTGCACACTCAACCGGGTGGATGACGTTGACAGACGGCTTGCTCGAGTTGCTGAACTCTGCGTTGAGCATCGACACCTTGTCAGGATAAGGATCGTCAAGTGCATCATAGTCTGTTGCCATATTGATTGTTCCCAGGGAGGAGTTTGCGGCGTCTCCTAGCACAGCATCAGAGGATGTACTTACGAACTCGAACAGCAGGCCCTGGAGCCTGTAGATCTCGTAAGTCTTCGCCGCTCCCTGGGAGAGCCAAGGGAAGGTTTTTACGTTCCCCGGGTTGATAGGGAACTTACGGACAGTGAAGTCCTGTGTCGCAGTAACATCGCCAATGTACTCGCGGTGTCTGACGACGATACCTCCCTTGTTGATTGCGTTGGACACAACTGGCGGGGACATACCACCTGTCAAGACAGAGTTGTGGCGTACCTTGTAGTCCCCAAAGCCCATGATGCTCTCTGCGAGGTGCCCGATCTTTCCTCCGAGGAACTTACCGATGGGCCCTCCAGTGACAGGATCTACTGCTGATCCGAGTATGCCTCCTGCAAGGGATCCTAACGAATCCCCGATGCCCGTGTTCTCTCTTCGAGGAGCGGGCTTCCTTGCTTTGTAGGTACGTGAGGAGGCTAGTGGTCGCGCACGAAGGGAGGTGCGCACGGTCGGAGCTCTTGGGGCTCTGGCTGATGCTTGAAGCGGCTTCTTGCCTTCTGCTAGCAGAGCTCGCTCCTTCCAGTACTGATCAGCAGGCTTACGCGCGGCCATGACGAGCGATGATATGGTCATGTCCTCGTCTAATTACTTGGACACCTTAGGCCAAGGCACGGCTTGGGCCTAGTCGGCCCCTTGACGGCCAGCACCGGATCAAGTCCGGTGTGTCCGACCATGTTCCGACGTCGGTGCAAGTAGTATAGTTGGTTGTAGGATAGAGAGGGACGACTCGGGGTGGCAGGGTTGGTTGATGCTGGGGCAGCATAGGCTAGCGTGAGTTACGATAGCGTTTGCTTGTGAAGGAGAGAGGTCGGGAAGCTCGGGAGGGAGGGAGGGAGGGCACAAGCAGATCTTTGCCCTTAAGCATAGTTTGCATCACATAGTCCTTGGTGGAGCCAAAGATAGTCTCTGTACAAGCACCAGAAGGGGCGGAGCCCTAGGGGGCTCAAGCGCCACCGAGCACGAGCAGAAAAGTTGGAGCTCGCCAGCTTGAGGGGTAGTGAGGCCTACAACTGAAAGCGTGACCGTGCACTGCGGGGAATAATAGTGTCCGACGGATATTATGTGCACGTACGCACTCAAACTGAATGGTCATGTGATGTGGGGCGTAGTGGGTGAGTCACCCATTGGAGGCCCCCACCCACCCAGATCGAAGATGGACGTAGCACGTGCGAACACACAACCCGCTACAGAGATGCCTGTAGAGATGCCCAGTGTCTTCCGTGGAGCAGGCTTTGACTTCCAAGGTCAGAAGCTCCTGCTCACGTACAGTACTCACCTCGATAAGGAGGATCTCATCGAGTTCATACATGGGAAGACAGGGAGGTCTCCCAAGTTCATACGCTGTGCGCACGAGACTGGCACAACCCAGGAGGTCCCGTATGAACATACTCATGTACTCATCGACTTCGGCACCGGCAAGCCGTGGAAGTGCCGTGACTGTCGTCGCCTCGATGTCGTTAGCTATGGTGAGACGTTACATCCCAACTGGAAGCCCATCAAGGGGATGTACCACTGGCGCAACTGCGTCGCGTACCTCGCTAAGGAGGATCCTCAGAACAAGGACTTGCTCGAGGAGAAACCGTCCATCGCAGGTGGTATCTGGGGTTGCGAGAACCTCCAGGATGCGCTACTAAAGTATGCTCAGCGTCCTGGAGACGCAACTGGTGTTATCGCTATGTACAACTCCAAGCCCAAGGCGAATGCTCTTACATGTAAGAGACCTTCTAAGCCTTGGCATGAAGAGGTCATAGCTCTTATGGAGGAGAAGCCCCGTAAGAGGGAGATCCACTGGTTCTATGATCCCGTGGGCAATACGGGGAAGACACATCTAGCTCGTTGGGCTAGTGTCAACAACCTCGCTTACGTAGTTAAGCAAGCAGGTGGGTCCCGCGACTTTGCAACCGTCATACAGAATGCTCTGAAGAGCGGTTGGAACCAGCGGTGCATCATCTTCGACTTGCCTAGAGTGGCCGAGCAACACTCTATCTATAGTCCTATAGAGGAGGCCAAGGATGGATGCGTGACCGCCGTGAAGTACGAGGGTAGTACTCACTGGTTCAAGCAGCCCCACGTCTTTGTCTTCGCCAACTTCGAGCCTTGTCGGGCCAAGCTCTCTCAGGATCGTTGGAGAGTGCATACCATCACGGCTGATGGGTCTCTCCGTAGATCTATCCGTGGTGCGTCAGCAGAGCTTCCTGTCGAACCCTACCTGGAGGAGGACTCTGCGATTTCCGAGAGTCGGAGTGTTAACATTATAAACACTCCTCCTCTCGACAATGCGCAGCCCCATGCAGACAGACGCGACAACTTAGCTGAAGCAGTTGATGTGATGCACGCTCTGGATACCTTGGAGAGCGACATGCTGCGTCATCCTAGCGAGTACGAGCGTCCTGTCCGTAACGACCTAGATGATCTCCTCGGAGAGTTGCTACGGTCCGGCAAGGGCACCATCAGATTTTAAAAAGAGTGGGTGGGTGAGTAGGTGGGTGGGTGAGCCCTGCCTCGAGGGGTGGGTGGGTGAGTCCCCAAGTGAAAAAGCAGGG